TGATGAAAATGGGGAGGGGGGTATACAAAAATGACGCCAGCGCAAAAAGAGACATATTTAGTTATTGAGCAATGGTGGGCTACGTTTGGGTATGGTCCTACGATAGATGACATCATGCACTTGACGGGGGAGAAGGGTCGGGGGAATGTGGCTAGGAAGATGAGGCGGTTGATTGACTTGGGTGTGTGTAAGGGGACGATGAAGATGACTAGGAGTATTCGTCCGGCTCATTTGAGGTTGAGGAATTTGCATGGATGATTTGCTTGAGATATTGAAGACCTTGCCTGAGGAGGAGCAGGCGGCGTTGCGTCCTTTGGCTATGGCGTATCGGGATGCGGTGACGAGGGAGAGTGGTCAGAATGACTTTATGGCTTTTGTGCAGACGATGTGGCCGGGGTTTATTCATGGGGCACACCATGCGTTGATGGCTCAGAAGTTTGAGGAGATTGCACAGGGGAAAATTAAGCGGTTAATTATTAACATGCCACCCCGTCATACGAAGTCGGAGTTTGCGAGCTATTTGTTGCCGGCTTGGTACTTGGGGAAGTTTCCTCAGAAGAAGATTATTCAGTGTTCGAACACGGCTGAGTTGGCTGTGGGGTTTGGCCGTAAGGTGCGGAACTTGGTGGATGGGGAGAATTATGCCAAGGTGTTTCCAAATGTGGCGTTGAGGTCTGACTCAAAGGCGGCTGGACGATGGAGTACGAATGCTAACGGGGAGTACTTTGCGATTGGTGTGGGTGGTACGGTGACGGGTAAGGGTGCGGACTTGTTGATTATTGATGACCCGCATTCTGAGCAGGAAGCTGCACTGGCGTCGAGTGACCCGGCGGTGTTTGACAAGGTGTATGAGTGGTATACGTCTGGTCCACGTCAGCGGTTGCAGCCAGGCGGATCGATTGTGGTGGTGATGACACGCTGGTCCAAGCGGGATTTGACGGGCAAGATCTGTCAGGCGATGGTGGACAGGGACGGGGATGAGTGGGAGATTATTAGTCTTCCGGCGATTAAGAGGAATGAAAAGCCGCTGTGGCCGGAGTTTTGGAGCTTTGATGAGCTGAATAAATTGCGGATTGAGTTGCCTTTATCGAAGTGGCAGGCTCAGTATCAGCAAGATCCAACGTCCGAAGAAGGTGCGTTGGTCAAGCGGGAGTGGTGGAAGGTGTGGGAGGATGAGAGGCCACCAGCTTGTCATTACGTGATTCAGTCATGGGATACGGCGTTTACGAAGTCTGAGAGGGCTGACTATTCGGCGTGTACGACTTGGGGTGTATTTTTCTTGCACGAGAATGAGCAAGATCCAAATATTATTTTGCTGGATGCTTTTAAGGAGCGGATGGAATTTCCAACTTTGAAGCAACGGGCAATGGAAATGTATCAGGAGTGGCAGCCAGATTCGTTTATTGTGGAGGCAAAGGCATCGGGTGCACCGTTGATTTTCGAGCTTCGCAGGATGGGCATACCGGTTCAGGAATTTACACCGACGAGGGGCAACGACAAGATTTCACGGCTAAATGCGGTGACAGATTTGTTTGCCAGTGGTAAGGTGTGGGCACCAAGAAAACGTTGGGCTGAAGAAGTCATTGAAGAAGTAGCATCTTTTCCTAACTCAGATCATGACGATTTGGTAGACTCTACGACACAGGCTTTGCTTAGATTTAGGCGTGGCGGCTTTGTAAGTTTGCAAAGTGATGAGCCAGATGAGCCTAGAGAATTCAGACGCAAAAAAGGCTATTACTAAGGAATCATATGTCAATTGATAAAGCAATGTATCAAGCTCCTGCTGGACTGCCCAGTTTGGATAATCCAGACGTTGAGATTGAGATTGTTGATCCTGAAGAGGTTGACATCAAGGTTGGCGACATGGAAGTCCACATGGGCGGGGAAAATACGGAAGACTTTGATGCCAACTTGGCTGAATACATTCCTGAATCAATCCTGTTGCAAATTGGCTCTGAACTGTTGGATGACTACCAGACCGACATTGATTCCCGCAAAGATTGGATTCAAACCTACGTGGATGGCTTGGAACTTCTTGGCCTGAAGATTGAAGAACGCACAGAACCTTGGGAAGGTGCTTGCGGGGTGTATCACCCAGTGCTGGCCGAAGCGGTGATTAAGTTTCAATCTGAAACAATCATGGAAACTTTCCCGGCTGCGGGTCCCGTCAAAGGCGAGATCGTTGGCAAGGAAACCCAAGAGAAGAAAGACGCTTGTGAGCGTGTCGTGGAAGACATGAACCACGAGCTGGTGGACGTGATGCAAGAGTACCGTCCAGAACATGAGCGTATGTTGTGGGGTGTGGGGTTATCAGGTAACGGCTTTAAAAAGATTTACGTTGATCCACGACTTGACCGTCAAGTCTCGATGTACATCCCAGCGGAGGATTTGGTTGTTCCTTATGGCTCAGCCAATTTGGAAACGGCAGAACGTATTACGCACGTGATGCGTAAAACAGAAAATGAAGTCAAGCGTCTTCAGTATGAGGGTTTTTACCGAGACGTTAATCTTGGAACGCCAGACAACACGCTGGATGAGATTGAAAAGAAGATTGCCGAAAAACTTGGCTTTCGCGCAACCACAGATGACCGCCACAAGATCTTAGAGATCCATGTTAACTTAGACATTCCCGGCTTTGAGCATATTGACAAGGACGGCGAACCCACCGGCATTGCATTGCCTTACGTGGTGACAATTGATAAGTCCTCCAGCACGGTTTTGGCAGTACGCCGCAACTGGAAAGAAAACGACAAGACGCACCAAAAACGCCAGCATTTTGTCCATTATGGATACATCCCCGGCTTTGGTTTTTACCATTTTGGGTTGATTCACTTGATTGGTGCGTTTGCTAAATCTGGTACGTCTATCCTGCGCCAGTTGGTGGATGCTGGCTCGTTGGCCAACTTACCCGGCGGTTTTAAAACCCGTGGTCTTCGGGTCAAGGGTGACGACACACCGATTGCACCGGGCGAATTCAGGGACGTAGATGTCCCAAGCGGCACGATGAAAGACAACATCATGCCCTTGCCTTACAAAGAACCCAGCCAAACATTGATTGTTTTGCTAAACCAAATCGTTGAAGAAGGCCGTCGTTTTGCTTCTTCTGGCGACTTGAAGGCTTCGGACATGTCCAGCCAATCCCCCGTGGGAACAACGCTGGCCATTTTGGAACGCACATTGAAAGTGATGTCTGCCATTCAGGCACGTATTCACTACTCAATGAAGCAAGAGTTCCGTCTTTTAAAGAACATCATTGCCGATTATGCGCCTGCAGACTACGACTATGAACCGTTTACAGGAACTCGTAAAGCCCGTAAATCTGACTATGAGATGGTCAACATCATTCCAGTCAGTGATCCAAATGCGGCAACGATGAGCCAAAAAGTGGTTCAATATCAGGCAGTTTTGCAGCTGAGCCAAACAGCGCCACAGCTCTACAACTTGCCTTACCTACACCGCCAGATGTTGGAAGTCATTGGGATTAAGAACTTGGAAAAACTGGTTCCCCTGCCAGAGGATCAATCTCCCGTGGATCCAGTAACTGAGAACGTAAATGCTTTAAAAAACAAACCTTTAAAAGCGTTTTTGCATCAAGACCATCAAGCCCACATACAAATTCACTTGTCGGCTTTAAATGATCCAAAGATCAAACAAGTCATTGGCCAAAACCCTCAGGCTCCGATGATGATGCAAGCGTTGCAGGCACACATCACTGAGCACGTTGGCATGGAATACATGCGTCAGATGCAGCTGTCCATGGGCATCAACATTCCTTACTCGGACAACGACGACAACGAAATCAAGTTGACGCCAGAGCAAGAGATGATGATTACCCGTCTGGCCGTGCCTGCGGCGCAGAATTTGCTCAATCAAAATCAAACGGCCATGGCTGCACAGCAAGCCCAGCAAGCGGCGCAAGATCCAATTGTCCAAATGCAAATGAAAGAACTCCAGCTCAAAGCGCAAGAGATCGACATCAAGCAAAAGAAAATGCAAATGGATGCAGCGGCCAAAGCAGACCAGCTGGAGATCGAAAAACAACGCATTGCGGCACAAAAAGAAATTGCCGGTATGCAAGTTGGCGCAAAGATCAAAACAGACAAAGAGAAGTTAAAAGCCAGTCAGCAATTAGAAGGCATGAAACTTGGCCACCAAATTGGCAATGCTCAAGCCCAGTTGAACCAGCAGCGTCAAAACGAGAAACTGCGCGTAGCCGCTGATCTCTATAAAGCCCAAAATCAAAACGAGAAACAGCAACCACCTTCAAAAAAGGAAGATAAATGAAAGAAAAAATCTTAGACCATCTGCTCAAACAAGTGGATGCGAAAGTGAGGAGCTTGGAAGAGTCCCTCGGTACAGGTGTGGCCAAAGACTACGCTGACTACCAAAAGACGTGCGGACAGATCACTGGTCTTCTGACTGTACGGCTCTACATGACAGACCTAAAAAAGAACTTGGAGAATTTTGATGAGTGAAATACTGATCGGCTCAAACCCCGATGATGTGAGTAACGCAACTGTTTTGCCCGAAACGGCAGAGGAAAAAGCCAAACAACTGCCTGTCCCACAAGGCTATCGCATGTTGGTAGGCATTCCAGACGCAGAAAAAACCTATGAAGGCGGCATTTTGAAAGCTGGATCAACATTGCACATGGAAGAAGTACTTTCAACCGTGTTTTTTGTGATCAAACAAGGCTCAGATTGCTACAAAGATGAAAAACGCTTTCCCAATGGCCCATGGTGCAAAGAAGGTGACTTCATTTTGGCTCGTCCAAACACGGGAACACGCCTAAAAATCCATGGTCAAGAGTTCCGATTGATCAATGACGACTCAGTTGAGGCCGTTGTTGAAGATCCTCGCGGCATCACCCGCGCTTAACAGGAGAAAGAATATGGCAACAAGCGATGCAGACGCTTTTTCTTTCCTCAATAGCGACGATGAGCTACCCGGGGATGGGAAAAAAAGCGCAGAAGACATAGAAATTCAAATTGTTGACGACACTCCAGAGGAAGATCGTGTCCATGCGACACCTTTGCCCAAGGAAATCGTCGATGAAATTGACAATGATGATCTAGAATCCTACTCAAAAGAGGCAAAACAGCGTCTTTTGCAGATGAAAAAGCTCATTAATGATGAACGTCGAGCAAAAGAACGTGCCGAACGTGAGGCAGCCGAGGCAACTCGTGTGGCTGGCGTGGTAATCAACGAAAACAAGAATTTGAAAGGCCGTTTATCTGATGGCGAGAAAGTTTTTGTGTCTACAGCCAAGGAAAAACTGGCTTCAGACCTAGACAAAGCTCGTCGTGAGTACAAAGAAGCCTATGATTCTGGCGATGCTGACCGACTTGTCGAAGCTCAGGAAAAGCTGACCGAGATTAAGTTCAAAGCACAAGAAATGGATCGTTATCGTCCCCAGTATGACGAAAACACTTTACAGACTCAAGATTTTGGTGTACAAACTACACCACAACAGTCTCAACCAGAACGTTTGGATGCAAAAACCCAAGCGTGGCTTGACAAAAACAAGTGGTACGGGACTGATGATGACATGAGCTTTCTTGCTATGGGCATTCATAAGCGTCTGGAAAGGGAAGGAGTCCCAGCGGGTTCCGACCACTACTGGTCAACGATTGATGCCGAGATGAGAAAACGCTTTCCCGACAAGTTCGGCGACGCAGAAACCAAAACTTCTGCCACAACTCGTAAATCCTCGGTGGTTGCACCAGCGACGAGATCTACGTCTTCAAAAAAGATCACTCTCAACACACGTCAACTTGAACTGGCTAAGAAATTCAAACTTACGCCGGAACAATACTACAACGAACTGGTAAAAACGGAGGCCCAAAATGGCTGAGAATCGCACACCCCGAGAAATTGAAACACGTCAACAATCACAACGACCCAAACAATGGGTTGAACCTGAGTTGTTGCCTGAACCAGACAAGGAACCGGGCTTCGCGTACCGCTGGGTCAGGACTTCAATATTGAACAACGTGGATCATCGCAACATCTCTTCCAAACGCAGAGAAGGCTTTGAACCAGTTCGTATTGAAGAACAGCCAAAGTTTTACATGATGACTGACCCCGATAGTCGTTTTAAAGACAACATCGAGATCGGTGGATTGTTGCTTTGTAAGATTCCTGAGGAGTTTGTTCAAGCTCGTTTTGACATGGAAAATCGTAAGACCCTTGCCAATGCGGAAGCTGTGGACAACAGTTTCTTGCGTCAGAGTGATACTCGGATGCCTCTCTTCCAAGAGCGGAAATCTACAGTGACCTTTGGCCAACGTTCTTAAACTTTTTGGAGATTTAAATGGCATATCCAACAGTCTCGGCCCCTTACGGCCTCAAGCCTGTTAACCTGATCGGTGGTCGCGTGTATGCGGGTTCTACTCGTATGTTCCCCATCGTGAACGGTTACAGCACTTCGTTGTTCAACGGTGACGTTGTTCAATTGGGCACCGGTGCTAACATCGGTTGCTTGGTCGCATCGACTCTTGCTTACAACGCTTCTAGCGCTGTGGCAGGTACCATCGGTGTGTTTGTCGGCGCTGAGTATTCAACTACCGGCGGCCCAATCTATGGCAAAAACCGCTATCAATTCTGGAACGCTTCCACAAGTGCTCCAGATGCAATCGGTTATGTTGTGGATGATCCTCAAGCTGTGTTCCAAACCGCTGTTGTGGTTAACCCAGCTGGTACAGGTGGTTCTACTACTATCCAGTACGCTAACCAAGCGTTTGTTGGCTCTAACGCCTACTACATTGGTAACGCCGCTGGTAACACTGGTAGCACTACCACAGGTGATTCATTGGCTGGCGTGGCAATCTCTGCCTCTGCTACTGTGTCTACACCTATTACCACTTCTGCAGCTTTCCGTATCGTCGGTATTGTTCCTGCTTCTGCTGTGACTGTTGCCGCTTCTGCTACCAGCTCAAGCACAACCATCACTTTGGCTGCTTCTAACAGTGCAATCACCCCCGGTATGGCAGTGTCTGGCCCCGGCATCAACCCCGGATCCAACACATACGTGACTGCAGTATCAGGCACTTCCGTGACCATCAACACCGCCGTGACTACTGCACAATCGACAGCAGTCAACTTCTCTTTCACTGGCTACCCCGAAGTGCTGGTGACTTGGAACGCTGGTTACCATGGTTATAACAACTACACCGGCGTTTAATTAAGGAGAACATAAATGGCTATTTCACGTGCACAGTTACTTAAAGAACTGCTCCCCGGTTTGAACGCATTGTTCGGTCTTGAGTATGGTCGCTACGGCGAAGAACACAAAGAGATCTACGAGATTGAAACCTCTGAACGTTCGTTCGAAGAAGAAACAAAACTGTCTGGTTTCTCTGCTGCTCCTGTCAAAAACGAAGGTCAAGCCATCGCTTATGACAACGGCCAAGAAGCATGGACAGCTCGTTATAACCACGAAACTATCGCTTTGGGCTTCAGCTTGACTGAAGAAGCTATCGAAGATAACTTGTATGACTCGTTGTCTGGTCGCTACACCAAAGCCTTGGCTCGTGCTATGGCTTACACCAAGCAAGTCAAAGCAGCTTCAGTTTTGAACAACGGTTTCAACAGCCAATTCACCTACGGTGACGGCCAACCTTTGTTCTCTTCTGCTCACCCGCTGATCTCTGGTGGCACCAACGCCAACACTCCATCTACCCCTGCCGACTTGAATGAAACAGCGTTGGAAAACGCCGTGATTCAAATCGCTGCTTGGACTGATGAACGTGGTCTGTTGATCGCTGCTAAACCCAAGAAGTTGATTGTTCCCCCAGCATTGCAGTTCGTTGCAACTCGTTTGCTCGAAACCAAATTGCGCGTTGGTACAAACAACAACGACATTAACGCTATCGAGAACAATGGTTCGATCCCTGAAGGTTATGTGATCAACCACTTCTTGACAGCTAACAATGCTTGGTTCTTGACAACTGACGTGCCTAACGGTTTGAAAATGTTCGTTCGTACACCTTTGCAAAACAGCATGGACGGCGACTTTGATACCGGTAACGTGCGTTACAAGTCTCGTGAACGTTACTCCTTCGGTGTCTCTGACCCCTTGGGTGCATACGCTTCTTATTAATCTTTGGATTAGTAAAAAATCAGGGGGCTTCGGCCCCCTTTTTTGTTGACAGCAACCAAAAATAGTGTATATTTAAAGTGTCTGGGATTTCACTTGTACCGGACTGGCCCAGCAGACGATGCAACGATTGGTACAAGTACTTTTGCATAAGGACTTTTGTCATGGCACGTTCCACCTTCTCCGGCCCAGTTCTTTCGGGCGATAACCGTTTTGGTCCAGTACGCAACGTCGGATACACCGACTTGGTTCAAACAGCTCTCTTGGATTTCTCAGTAACTTCTGCCGGCGCTAACTATGGCGGTGCCTCTGGTCAGTTTGTTGCTTCAAACGGTATCCCCAATAGCAACGCTGTGATCTACACACCCCAAAGCGGCGTGTTTAGCAACACAGGACCTACTGCTGCATCAGCTCCTACTGCGGACGCTACCAACACTGTGTATCGTGGCGTGGTGTTTTATCTCCCCTACAGCTCCAACATCACTGATGTAATCTTGGACGTTGGTACCATTCCAAAAGACAACGCTGGTACACCTGTTGCTGTTAGCGCAATCCAGCCTTACGTTTCAAATAACTTCGCAACATCTACTGGTGTGTACGCAACATTTGCGAACATCTCTAGCCCTGCTGCTCAACGTTACACTGGAACATATGTTGGTTCGCAATTAACAAACAGCAATGCAACATTGCAAGACTTCCAAAACTTGCAGCCCGGTCAAGAGCCAGCATGGTTCTCTCAAGTGGTTGTGACATTGAAGATGACTACAACTGCAGCTGGTTTGTCTTCTGGTCAAGTTGAAGTGACTATTCGCTACAACCCAAATGACATGAACATTGGTAATAGCACAACTTACCCATACGGTAACTTTGACTAATTAATCCCGGGGGGCTTTGGCCCCCTTTTTGAAATTCAAGGAGATTAATATGGCGCAAAGTCCAAATGGAATTCCAAGCACCAATAACTCGGTCAATTCGATCTCACGTCAAGCCAAATACGAACCATTTGACTTGCAAGTAGCTCGTGGTCAGATTTATGGGCATAGTGTTTTAAACATCTATGGCTATCAAGCATCGGTAGGTACATCATTTGTTCCTGTATGGGAAGGTAACACTTCTTATACTTACCCTTCATCTGCTGCTCAAATGCACCTTGTTAGTTCTGTTAACACTGGTGCTGATGCGACTGCGTTGATAACTATCAACGGTTTAGACGCAAACTACAACCAGATTTCTGAAACTATTAAGTTGAACGGTACAACGACTGTAACTACAGTCAAATCTTATTTACGTATCAATAGTATGGCAGTCACTAGCGGTGCTCCTACTGGAAACATCACGTTAAAAGATACGTCAGATACGAATTTGTACGCAGAAATTGCTGCTGGTAATGGACGTACCTTAATGGGTATTTACACTGTACCAGCAGGATATACGTTTTATTTGAGCCGTATTGATATCAATACCAGCCTGAATGCGAACCCAGCAGGTTATGCAACGTATCAAAACTATCAAATAAGTAGTTCAGGCGTTCCAACCGTTACTATTGTTGCTCCATTCACAAATAACTATCACACACAACGAGTGATGCCCAGGCTTGTTCCTGAGAAAACTGACATCCAATTGCAAGCAAAAGTTAGTACTGGTACTGCGGCCTTGACGGTTTCGCAAGAAGGTTACTTAATTTCCAACGGTAATTGATCATGGCTAAAAGTCCAGCATGGCAAAGGAAAGAAGGCAAGAATCCAAATGGCGGCTTGAACGCCAAAGGGCGAGCCTCCGCAAAGAAGGAGGGGATGAATTTAAAACCCCCTCAACCCGAAGGCGGCAAGCGTCGGGACTCTTTTTGCGCGAGGATGAGCGGTATGCCCGGGGCAATGAAAGATGAAAAAGGAAAGCCAACCCGTAAAGCGTTGTCTTTGAAAGCATGGAATTGTTAAGCAAAGCATGTACTAAATGCAAAGTTGAAAAGCCGTTAGACGCGGTAAATTTCCCGTTGCATAACAAGACCAAATCTGGGTTTGATAGCTGGTGCCGTTCTTGCCGTGCAACGTATCGCAACGACAATTGCCGTGGAAAATTTAGAAATGTTATTTCTGATGAGGCGTTAAAAGCGCTTAAAGAAACGACCAAAGAATGTGTAATTTGTGGCGAACAAACTAAGTTGGTTGTTGACCATGACCATGTGACTGGAAAGATTCGCGGTATGCTTTGTAACCATTGCAATCGAGGGCTTGGGCATTTTAGGGATGACCCTACCCTGCTGGAGTTTGCAGCGCAGTATTTGTACGCCTCTGCGGATTCCCCGGAGTGGGAAAAGTACAAAGAAAAGAATACGTTGGAATAATATGGAAATGCAAATTTGGAATGCTTTGCTAACCACGTTTCTTGGTTTATTGGCTTGGAATCTGAAAGAAAAGTCCAGTGAATTAAATCGGATAACGATTCTTTTGAACCGTACTCGGGAAGAAATTGCACGTGATAACGTAACGCAAGCAGAGATGGATAAATTTCTTTTGCATATGGATGCACGTTTCGATAAACTCAACGACAAACTTGATGCCTATATGAAGGAGCAAAGAAGTGCCCTCAGTTAGCAAAAAACAACACAATTTCATGGAAGCAATAGCTCATAATAAGGCTTTTGCTAAAAAGGTTCACATCCCACAATCTGTGGGGCGTGATTTTGCAGAAGCCGATAAAGGCAAACATTTCAAAAAAGGTGGAATTAACATGGCTACAAAAAAACGTAGTGTAAACCCAGCGATGGCAATGATGGCTGCCCGTGCCATGCCAACACCATCTGCTGCTCCCGCTGCTCAACCTCCAATGGCTCCTGCCATGGGTGGCATGAAGCATGGTGGACTCTCTAAAGAGCATCACAAACACTTGGCTCATCACCACTTGGAGATGGCTGAGCACCACATGCACATGCACAAGGGCACTCACAAAATGGCTCATGGTGGAAAAACAGAATCCACTACAGAACCACGTGGTCACTTCAAGGAAAAAGAGTCCATGGGTACTCGCAACATGAAGTCTGATGTTGAAAAAGGCTCTAACAAACTGGGTAAATTTGGTGAGTCTAAAGTTGAAAAACGTGGCCACACCGAAGATCGTGAACCCAAAATGAAGGGCAACACGATTGGTACTGGCGCTTTAGTCAACACCAAAAAACACGGTGGTCATATCAAGAAAATGGCTCATGGTGGCGCTACTTCTGGCCGTGCTGATGGCATTGCCCAACGTGGCCACACCAAAACCAAATATTGCTAATTAGGAGGCAATCATGTCACACGGACACAAAAAACATCACGAGCATATCCATCATTTCATGAAAGAGCATGATGGCCACCACGCACATGGCGGTCATTTGATGAAACATGAAGCTCACGAGAAACATCTCAAAGAGCATGATGGCGGTATGCACGGCCACAAACATCATCATGAGCATGTCGAAGCGATGTGCCACGGCGGTAAAGCAAAATGAGAGCAAGTCGTGGGATGGGTTCAATAAAACCCACGAAGATGCCAAAAGGGAAGGTTATCCATAGAAAAGATAACCCGAACGATGTCGAGGTTTACGCAGGTGGCGGTCACATTGGCTTGTATGCCAATATTCATGCCAAACAGCAACGTATCGCCCATGGTTCGGGTGAGAAAATGCGTAAACTCGGCAGCAAAGGAGCACCTACTCACGATGCTTTTGTCCAATCTGCTAAGACAAGGAAAAAGAAATGAACTTAATTGAACGTGTTTTAAAGCATGTCCGCAGCGTTGGCCATGCCACACAAGGCGCTGAGCATCAATTGCTGTTGGATTTTGCTCAATTTTTGAGCAGCGAAGCTCCTGTAATGGCGTTTCTCAAAACCAAAAACATTAAGATTGGTGGCGCAGAACACGCTGTTGTCAGCAAGTTTACTGCTGAAATTGCACCAGAAGTTCCCGTTGTTACTGCTCCAGTTGAGCCAGCCCCCGAAGTTGTTGTCGAAGCTACCCCAGCTTCAGCGACTGTGACGTTGGCGACCAATGAAGCAACCGTAACGGTGCAAGATGCAGCTCCAGCATCATCTGATCCACAAGCAGCATAATCATGTCTGAAAAATGGATTCAACACGCAATCAAAAAAGCTGGAGCACTTCGTGAAGCCTTGGGTGTTAAAGAGGGCAAAACGATACCAGCTAAGAAACTTGCTGCGGCTGCTCATAAACCGGGCAAGCTAGGACAACGTGCTCGTTTGGCTGAAACCCTGAAGAAAATGCACCACAAATGACAACTACTGGGACATCCGTATTTGACCTCAATATGAACGAACTCATCGAAGAGGCGTTTGAGCGGTGCGGTGTCGAGTTGCGAACTGGTTATGACTTCAGGACTGCCAAGCGGTCACTCAACCTCCTCACCGTTGAATGGGCTAATCGTGGTATTAACCTGTGGACGATTGAGGAGGGTCAGATTCCTATGAATACTGGCCAAATCACTTATCCTTTGCCGATTGATACGATTGACTTGTTGAGTCAAGTGATCCGAACTGGCACTTTGCAAAACCAGATCGACATCAACATCAGCCGTATCTCGGAAGACACATATTCGACTTTGCCCAACAAACTGGCGCAGGGTCGTCCCATTCAAGTCTGGATTAACCGTCAGTCGGGTCAAACTAACCCAACAGCCTACACTTTGGCAGGCAACGGCACAACGCCTGGCATCAGTGCTACAGACACCACCATCCAGCTCAATCAGTCAGATATGACTGGTTTGGCGGCCACAGGATACATCTCCATTGATGGAGAGATCATCTACTATCCAAACGTCAGCACAACGTCTCCACAGCTTTTGAATTGCTACCGTGGACAGGCTGGTACTACCGCTGCTTCCCATGCAGCCAACGCTGCGATTAGCGTGACCAATCTGCCTTGTATCAACGTCTGGCCAACACCCAATGCACCGGGCAGCCAATATACGTTTGTGTACTGGCGTTTGCGTCGTATGCAAGATGCGGGTAGTGGGGTTTCTACCAATGACATTCCATTCAGATTTATCAATGCGTTGGTGGCCGGCTTGTCCTACTACGTATCGCAAAAGGTTACTGGCATTGATCCAAACCGAATCATGGCCTTGAAGGCAGATTACATGGAGCAGTGGACCTTGGCTTCGGATGAAGATCGGGAGAAGGCTTCTGTTCGTTTTGTACCGAGGATGGGCTTTTACGCCGGTGGAGCTAGATAATGCCTAGCAAGTACTCATCTGGCAGATGGGCGATTGCCGAATGTGACCGCTGCGGCCAACGGTACTTGCTCAAAGAGCTAAAAAAAGAAATTATCAAGACTAAGCTGTTCAACATCAAGGTATGTCCTGAGTGTTGGGATCCAGATCATCCACAACTGAGTCTTGGACTTTATCCGGTTAACGACCCGCAGGCGGTCAGAGAACCTAGACCAGACGTTAGCTACCAAGCTGGTGGCACATCTGGATTGTTTACGAATCCTTATGATCCAGTTGTAACCAACGTTGACAACCAAGGGTTTGTGAGTGACGGTAGCCGTCAAACGCAATGGGGATGGAACCCTGTGGGTGGAGCAAGTCATTTTGATCGCAAAATCACTTCCAATGATTTGCTTTTGGCAATTACAATCGGGTCAGTCACTGTGACCACAACTTAGGAGCTAGACATGGCTAAACACGACGATGTAAAAGAGGACAAGAAGTTGATCAAAAAGGCTTTCAGTATGCACGACAAACAGTTGCATGAAAACAAAAAGACCAACTTGTCTAAACTGAAAAAGGGTGGTGTAGCTGGCGTGGCTAGTGAATCCATGAAATCTGTTGGACGTAACATGGCACGTGCTAACAATCAGCACGGAGGCAAATGATGAAGACCCAAATCAAACCTACCAAAAAGAATAGCCCTGCTGTTCATACAGGTCATGCCAAAAATAACAAAGACGCTGATGCTTATGCAAAGCCTCATACCAACAAAGCAAAAAGCATTGATGGCAATGAAGTAATGGAGCATGGTGAATTTGCTCAATACAAAGCTGGAAAAAATGTCAACATTAAAGACCCAATTAAAAATGGTGTTGCTTATGGTGAAGCACAGCTTAAAACTGATGGTATTGAGATGCGTGGTGCAGGTGCTGCAACCAAAGGCCGCATGAGTCGTGGTCCAATGGCATAAAGGTTCAAGATGAACTACGTCCAGCTGTATCAAGCGATACAAGACTATGCGGAAACAACCGAAGCGACATTCGTTGCAAATATTCC